CTGGACGAATTCACAGAGCAGCTGGGTGAAGTTTTCCCGGATGTCTGCATCCGACATCGAGCGGATAAAGTCACCGTTGGTCATTTCTGCGGTTCCTCCATCAGCTCCATCAGCCGTTCTTTGGCGCGGGTCAGCACATCGATTTGCCGCCGGGCTTTCTTCTGTGCTGCCGGCATGGCCGCTTTCAGCGCCGGGGAGATTGCATTGAACACAGCCCCCGCATACCCCGGCATATTGGCGGTGCGCTCTGCATCGGAGATCAGCTCCTGCAAATCAGTGAGGAGCTGGACATCTTTTTGAAAATTTGACATCAGGCATCCCCCTTTATACATTCTGAAAGCGGTTGAAGCACTGGACGTTGTTGCAGAAGCGCTCTGTCCCAATAATTTTTAGCGGCTTACCACAGTATGCGCAAAAGGTCGGACTCAGCTTCACGCTTATCGACCGCGGCGTTTCGGGTTCACTTTTCGTCCCACCATGCTGCATCAGGTTGATGCCGCACATAATGGAGCCGGGTTCAACTGCTTCCCAGCAGTACGCCCTCGCCTTGCATATAGAACAATCTCTCATATTGCCATCACCCCACTTAAATCAGGAATGCAGGGATGAGAAGAAACCAGAGGTATCTTCCATCCCTTGTCACATAAACAGAAATGGAGATTGCAACGCACACAGCAATCCACTTTATGACATCGGTAATCTGAATCCACTTCATTCCGAATCCCTCCTTTCCTCCACATAGCACCAGCTCTGCGGCGCTTCATACAGGGTGCATCCATTGACTGCACAGGTGGGCGGCTCCATATAGTTGCCAGACGGTTGATAGTTCTCGCAGTCTGCATTGCCGCAAACACCAGTCCCGTTCATGCCACAGAAACCGTGGCGGGAAAAGTCCTCCAGCTTGAGCGGCTCCTCGTAGAGCTTCAGCTGAGAGATCTGCCAGCCGTATACCGGCTCACCCTGCGCATACTTTACGATTTCATCAAGGGTCAGGCAGCTTTCATACAATGCAGGGAAGCGCTTGATGCTGATGCCCTTGCCGATCGGCCTGAAAGCATCAAATCCGATGCAGACGAACTCACCGAAAACAAGGCCGCTCCCACGACCGCCATCCATGGTCTCATAGATATAAACCTTGAACGGCACTTCCAGCTTCGGGCAGGTCTTGCGGACCTCAACCGTCTTGCGCCCCCGCCGGATCAGGTCACACCACTTGGGCTTGATGCTGATAAGACTGCTTTCATGTGCACACCTCTTCTTCCAAATATTTTTTATCGTAAAACATTCCGTCCTCGGAAATGTCAAACTCCTCATGCTCCCAGTATGCGCCGCAAAAACTGCCGCATGATGCTGTCATCGAATTTATGGGACCAGCATCGGTGACGATGTACCGTTTGGACAGTTTCCCGTTCATCAGAACTTTGTAATCTCGTGATGTCTGATAATACTCGGAAACTATAATTTCCCCGCCGCACAAAGGGCATCGAGCACGGATTTCTTCTTTCACTTCCTGTCCACCTCCGCGCACGCCTTGCGGCACATCTCGCACTTTTTGTACGGTTCATCAAGCCAGCAGTTGAATAACAGGCACTTAGGTTTTCTATATTCCGGCGGTGCCTTATTTCCGTGTGTCTGGGTACGAAGTGCATGGTACTTGCACACTTCTTTTCCCCAAAAGTCCCCACCGAAACTACATTTTCCATATTCCGGTGACACTTCATGCGAAACCGTGATGGTTTTTTCTTTCATTGCTTTTCTTCCTCCGGCGGCTCTAACAGCGGCACCCACAAGTGTCATTGCTTCCGCCCTCATTCATGGTACATACGCTTGTTGCGGTCCCATTTCATCGTGACCGGGTTGCCGCACTTGCAGGGCACCGTGATTTCGGGGTCTTCCAGATTGGTGCGGCCACGGGCTTCAAAGTCACAGCAGGGGCAGGTGAATTCATACCGTGTCAGGTTGTCCAGCTGAATCTCTCCGCCGCAGCGGCAGGTCACGCTGGCGCTGGGTTCCCGCAGGAACCGGCCAAACACATCCCCGCATTTCGGGCAGCGCAGGCGCAGAACACCGTAGGCCGTGCCTTTGGGGATTTCTTTCCGCTGGATACGCTTAGGCTCTGCCCCCGCAGGGGGGCTTGCCTTTGCCTTTTCCGGGATGCCGCCGCTCAGCGCGCAGGCGGCAGCATTGGCGCTGACCTCCTGCAATGCCCGGCTCAGGTCAGACTTGATGCTGTGGATCTCTGCCGCATCCGGGGCGGCCTTGAGTTCTTCATGGCGCAGGCAAAAAGTAATCAGGCTCAGCTTCACTGCGCTCTGCTCCAAACGCTCCAGTGCAGAAACAGAGATAGCACCCATAATTTTCTCAGTCATTATTTTCCGTCCTTTCTTCGTCTTTCTTGCAAGCCTGAGCGGCATTGCAAGGTTCATCACAGGCTTTGCAGCACTTATCGCAGTTCGGGTGTGCCGCTTTGCAACGGTCGCAGGGCGCATCTGCCTTTTTAGGGGCATTGGTGGAAAAGATGGCATGGGTTCCGTTCTGCAACGCCTTTTCTTCGTCAGACATTTCATAGCCCAAGGCTACCAGCAGAGTGTAAATAGCGTCGAGACTGCCGTTTTCCTCCCAGCCGTACCCGCCGCTCTGGTAGTCGGGTTTCCAGACCCAGCCCCAGTATCCGTTGCTGCCATCGTCAGCAGCCGAATAGGCCAAGGAGAGCAGTGCCTTTTCCGGCTGGTCGCTGAACACCGAAGTGCTTTCCAGATAATCAAGCAGATCAACGCCGTCCGTTTCCGGGGGAGCAACGCCCAGCAGCTTGATTGTCAACTCGCCATCGTAATTTGAATCGAACGCATCCACAGCAAAGCGGACGATTTCGCCCAGATGCTTTTTGCACTCTGCCGTGGAAAGCTGCGTCACAAAGTCCCGGCGCAGCTCAAACATATAGTTTGTGAGGGCGGCAAGTTGGTCCTTGTAGAACTGTTCCTGCTGCCGCTTTTCCTCTCGCTTGGCCGTTTCCGCATTCTCTTTTTCCAAGTCACGCTCTTTGTAGAGGTCAATCTGGTTTTGGCTGACCTTGTAGCAGTACGCTACGCTATCGGCATCGTCCGGCACTTCAACGTCCTTGCTGGTGTTCCAATATCCGTATCCGGCAACGTGCGTGTGAGTGCTGTAATTGGCATCAGGATTTTCCACGGCAAATTGGCGAAGCTGCTCGATCCATTCAGCTTTTCTGTGCTGGTATTTCTGGTCGGACAAGGCGTTCTGCATCTCACGGTTAAAATTAGCCGTGCCGAGGGTCTCAAGCACCCGGTTCCGGGCATCCAAATCCTCGATTTTGTTAAGTTCAACAAAATCGGAAAGGGTTGCGCCGCGCTGCTCTGCCTTTTTGAAGTTGTCGTGGTTCAGTTCCAGCAACTTGATGCGCCGCCGGATGGTGGACTGAGAGAAGCCGGAGCGGTCTGCGACGCGCTCCACAGTATCACCCATGTCCAGCATCATCTGGAAGCCTTGCGCCTGCTCGTAGACGGTGAGATCAGACCGCTGCATATTCTCCACCATCATGGTTTGCAGCTGCTCTTTCTCGGTCATATCGACCACAGAGCAGGGCAATTCAAACTTGCCAGCCTGCTGTGCTGCCGCCGCCCGGCGGTGTCCGATGATGATGGTGTAGTCCTCACTGGACCACGCGGCCTTGGGTGTCCATGCCGCCTCTGCTGCCGAAGCGTCGCCGCCATCGGCAATGCACCGGGCAATGTACTCCTGCTTGCCGATGTAGTGTCCCGGAATGACGGTCAGGTTCTGGTACACGCCGTTCTCCTTGATGCTGGCTGCAAGCTCGGACAAATCACCCAGTTCTTTGCGCGGGTTATCCGGGTGCGGATGCAGCTGCCGGATGGGGATGTAAGTAATGTCTGCCATGGTGTTTACTCCTTTCTGAATTCGGGTCAGAAAAACGTGAGCTGCCCGGTGCGGGTTTCGTTAAGAGGCTCGTTTTCCGGGGCTTTGGGCTCTTTTTTGATAGATTTTTGCAAATTTGCTGGCTTAATATCGGATTTTTCGATTTTTGCAGGTTCATCTTTCGGTTCAAGCAATAGGCTCGTCTGCGCTATCTGGCGGCGCATATACCATACATCGGTTGAGAAAAGCGGCATATACCAAATACGGTTTTGTGGTCCTGCGGGCAGCAATCCACGGCTGTCGTAGGCCGTTGCCGGATTCACGAGTGTGTCACCGATGACTACATATCCAGCGCAGCCCATGAAGCTGCACTGGATGTAGCACATCAGCCCAACGATGAAGTCAATGTCTTGGGCTACGACAAGGACTTTGTTGTGGTAGCAGATATTCCGTCTTTTGCAGACGTTCAAAAAGGCAAGCAGCGTGGCGCCAGCTCCACAGGCCGGGTCAGATACCGAGATAAACCCCTCCATGTCCGGGTGCAGCTTCGGGTCAAACGTGATCTCGGCCATACAGCGGCACACGTCGTAGGGCGTGAAGAACTGTCCGGCGTGGTCATTGCCCAACTCACACATCATGTACAGAGAGCCAAGGAAATCTTGGTCGGGGTTCTGCTCCATGCCCATGACCACCTCGGCCAGCATTTCAGCCATGCCGTCCCGCTCTTTGGCAGAATACTTGGAAACGATGGTCTGGTACATCTTGGTGCGTTCGGCCGCGTTCACCTTGTCCGTGCTGTTTGAGATCTCAATAGCTGTCAGGGTGACGAAGTCCTCCCAAATCTCCCAGCGGCTATGTTTTCCGGTCAGGCCATTGAAGATTTTGAGGAATTTTTTCTGGTGGTCGTCCCGGATGCTGCGCGTCACTGCTGCCTTTGCCATTGGTTATTCCTCCGTATCATCCTCAGCGGAGTCCTCGGCCGGTTCATCGTCATCGTCGGGGTCGTCCTGCGGGGCACCCTGCTTGGTGTCCTGCTGAGAATCCCGCTGAGAATTGGAATCCGGCACATCAGGCACCGGCACGCCAAAGTTGCGGAGTTTGCCGTTCTCCATCAGGTCACGGAAGAAGTACTGCTGCCAGAAAGAGATCATCTTCAGCAGGATGTTCTCAATCTTGGTGCGGAGAACCTTGTCAATGCTGAATGTGCCCTTGACCTTGGTCTTCAGCTCGCTGTTCTCAAAGTACCAGCACATGGAAGAGTCCTGACTGCAATAGCCGGTCTCCTCCACGTTGCCCAGCATGTCCATCTGGGTGGCGACGTCATTGATGGGGGTAATCACCAACGTAATGGGATAGCGATCCTTGAAGAAGCGGAACGTGAAGTTGTGCTCATCGCACAGGCCCTGCAGCTTTTTCTTCTGGGCCTCGTAGTTGGAAATTTCGCTCATGGTATGTACTCCTTTCAGCAATCAGATGAAATTTTGTAATCGTTGTTGTGGTTTTCGATGGCGGTCAGGCCGACGGCGTATGCCGCCCAGATGTCCGCCTTGAAGCCATAAAAGAAATCCGGGTTTTTGCTGGTGCCTTTTCCGTTTTTCAAATCGTGGGTTGCAAAACGGTCAATCAGCGCCCGCCGGATGGCCGGGTCATTTGCCCGGCTGTCATGGCAGATGTGCCGCTTTTCTTCGATGCGGCAGAGAAGCCGCGGCTTCTGCGCCATCTGGATGGACAATGCTTCATAGAAACGCCCAATCCAGAGGACGGTATCAAAAACTTCCCTGCCCACGGCCATGCCGTAGGAAGCCACCATTTCAATGACCGCCCACTGCCAGCCCTGTTCATTGGCAAAAACCAGTTTGTTGCGCAATTCTTCGTTATCGACCTTGCCGAACTCCAGCGGCCTCAATGTGTTGCAGTCGATAACGCAGTAGGCACTCTGCCTGTTGCCCGGATCAATGGCAATAATCGGGCATTTTTCACTCATAAATACGACCTCCCAAATTCCTGAATAAACCGGGCTTCCGGCCAGCCGTAGTGTTCCATAGCCTTTTTCTGCGCCCAGCGCTTCAGCCGGAGATCAGCATCACGGTTGTTGTGGATGGCGGTCGGGCCGTCCTGATGGCACCACGGGCAAAGCGTCACCCACAGGCCCAGACGCTTGCTCTTTGCCCGGTAGGCACTCCCGAAGTACACCTCATGCCGTGCTGTACCATACCGCCCGCAGATCAGGCAGACCGGCTTATCATGCAGGATGCTGGGCGCATAACCGTTGGAATCCAGCTTTTCGCCGTACTCATTCAGCGGCATCCGTCTCACCTCCCGTCACAATCCAGACCTTGTGAGAACCCCAGCCAGACCACGAAATCGCTTCCGCATGGGTGCCAACGGCCACATCTAAGGTATTTTCCTTGATAAGCGAGCCGGTATCCTGAACCACCCTCATCCCTACGCCCTCAATCAGAATGACCGTGCCATAGGGAAAGATGCTGGTGTCTGCGGCCACCGTCACGCCCGGCTGAACCTTGGCACCGCTGGATGTGATGCCCTGCCCCTCCCCGCAGATATGCGGGTATTCCTCGGAGCAGTAGGCCGTGCAATGAAACTCTCCTGCGTATGTAAGGGCAATGCTCTGATCTGCGGCAAGCGTGTCCGTGAGCTGCTCAACCTCGGTCTGCATCTGCTCAATGGTTTCCTTGCGCTCCACGGCCTTGTTCATCCAGTTTTCTTTCTGGCTGGCGTAAATGTCCCGCTCCATGGTGAGTTCGTCTACCCGGCGGGTATAGACCGCGCTGGCAAGGGCGCTGCCGGTAAAAAGGCTGACTGCACAGGCCAGCGACACGATAGAACGAAGCTGCATTTCAACCTCCAATCTGAGCTTTTGCCCCGCTGGGCAGTGCCGGGGGCATCCGATCCGCATCCTTGGCAGCATCCACTGCCTTGACGAAACCGGGCTTGACGTACTGCAAGAGATCCGCATTGGAGCGGTCAAGGGCATCCACCAGCCCCGCCGGGGAGCCAGCCCATTCCCGCACAGCGGCAGGCAAGGCACCGAAGATGCTCCTGTTCTCTGCCCGGAAGTCCTCTGCGGTCAGCTTCCCGGTGGCCGTCACCAGTCCGCCGTGGGTGGCATAGTACTGGTTCCGCTCAATCTTCCGGGCGGCAACGATAGCCTGCGTCCACAGGTCGTTTGCTGTAGGCTGACCGGCGCTCTGCAACTTGCGGATTTCTGCGCACCAGTCAACCAACAGCTGGTTCTGATACCGGCACACCGTCAGCGCTTTTGTCAAAGCCGCCGCGGCCACATCATCCGGGATGTCTTTGAGCGCGGCGGCGTAAATCTGTGACCGCGCCGTGCGCTCATCGGTAGAAAGCGGCCGGCCGAAGTAGTTTTCAATCAGTGCCAGCGCATTCTTCAAACATTCAACTGTCATCCTAAACCTCCGAAAATTGCATCATAATCATCCTTGGCCGAGGTCTTTTGCTGTTGACCCGCCGGGGGATTGCGCCGCTCATCACGGGACTGCACATCGCCAATGGTTTTCACGCCCTCATTTTTCCATGCTTTCAGGATGCCGTTGACGTAGTTCCACTTGCGAATCCCGGCCAGTGCGGCCTTTTTGATAGCCAGCAGGATGAGGTCATCCGTGAAGATTTCCCGCCAGCCCATCAGGGCATTACTCGCCGCCGGGGGAAAGCTGCCAATGTTGTCCTCGAAAGAGCGGATAATCTCAGACAGGCCAGCATCGACAGCCGCCGTACCATCGTCTTTATCTCTATTCTCTATATCTCTTATATCTTTTCTCTTATCTCTTATCTCTATGGGGACATTTTCTCCACAATCAGCGGACACATTGTGTCCGCTTTCGTGTCCGCTATATTGTCCAGCCTGTAACCGTTTGTTTGCTGCATTACTGCGCATTCTGCGGTTCTTTTCAGCATAATCGGTTTCACTGCCGACCATTTCAGCATGGTTGACAAGAACGAGCGTTCCGTCCTGTTCCTCGTAGATAAGTCCGAGTTGTTTATAAAGCCCCAGCGCAATGCGGATGGTGTCCAGCGAGAACCACTTACAGTCACGCTGAATCTTTCCCATGTCGAACGGTATGATGACATCGCCTATCTGACATGTAAGGCGACCGCCCGTATTGATGGTTTTGAGACAGAGCATTTGATAAAGGACAACGTAATTGGCACCGTTGGGCTGGCTCATCAGGAAATCGACCACCTCGGAATTCATAAACGAATCCTTGAGCTTTATCCAGTAATACCGTTTACCAGTTGCCATCAATGAACCTCCTTAGAACGGCAGATCATCGGCATCGTCCAGAACCGAGAAATCATCGTCACTTCCCTGAGAAAAGCTCTGGCTGACCTGAACATTGCCGGGATGATCGGCGGCTCCTTGCCACTGCTGGCGCTGGCTCTGAGTGGCAAACCCCATCTGCTGGGGCTGGGGCTGCTGGTTCCGATAGGTGGCCGGTGGCGGGTTCGTCCCGCCATCATCCACGGCCCCCTGCTGGTTGTCCTGCTTCGGCCCGGCAAAATAGATGTTGTCCACCACGAACTCAATCGCCGTGCGGTTGTTGCCGTTCTTATCCTCATACTGCCGCGTCTGGCAGCGGGAATGAACCACAGCGGCGCTCCCCTTGCGGAAGTACTTGCTGACGAACTCCGCCGTCTTGCCCCACGCAGTAAACGTGAGCCAGTCCGTAGGGCGGTGGCCGTTGGCATCCACCATGTCCCGGTCAACCGCCATGCGGAAACTTGCCACCTGCTTTCCTGTCTGGGTGGTCCGCAGTTCAGGATCAGCGGCAAGCCGCCCCTGAAAATCACAGCTGTTCAGCATCGGGCATCACCTCAGGTACTTTCATCGGCATCACCGGGCGCTGCGTAGGGGGTGCGGGAAAACGGTCAGGGTGCAGAATCCGCATCAGGTCTGCAACATAGGTGCCGGTATCATAGGCCACTTCCTCGCTGCACTTGGTGTAGATCAAGTGCAGTTCCAGCCGCATCTGAAGAAATTCCTGATACTGTTCCAGAGGGATAGAAACCATTTCCATTGTGATTGTCCTTTCCGGTCATTTCGACCATTCTTCTTTGTAACGAGCCAGCTGTTCCGGGGTATCCGTCTGGATGCCCAGTTCCTTGGCTTCTTCGATTGCACCGTCCACAAGATGAGCAAATTCCTTTGAATCCATCTTGTGGCTTTCCTTGTAGACAAAATAGCAGGAGTAGTCTTTTCCGTTTTCCTGCCGGGTTTCATAGAGCCGGACATAAGGGTAAAAGTCGCTGGGATCTACGGTCGGCGGGAGTTTCAGGCCAACAGGCTTGCCGTCCTTGTCGCGGGCAAGCGCTCCATACGAAACCACGAGCCGCCGCTTCACGGCATCCTCGCTCTCGCCGGTTTCTGCAGAAATCTTGTTGCACAGAACGTGGAAATACGCATTTGCCGACAGGCTGCGCTTTTCCCTGTGCTTTTTGATTTCTACGTCCAGAACCGGCTCCTGATGGAGCTTGTCCCAGATTTCACGGAAGTCGCCGTTGATTTCCAGCGTGACCCGCTGTTTCCCGCCGAGGGTAAAAGCCATGTCCACCAGCCGTCCGGTCATGTGGCATCCTCCTTGTCCTGATGGCAGTGCATATAGATATAGGCGCTGTTCTGCCCCATGTTGGCATATAACCAGTCATTGATCTTGGCAAGGCTCATGTGGTTGTGCAGCACGCCCAGCTCGTAAATGTACTCACCGTTCAGCTTTTTCTCTGCAATTTTGGCTTGGATTTCCGCGTCATCGTAGTTGGCTTCCACCATGTACAGGTCATAGTTCGGAGCCGTGATGCCGTCCAAATTGTTCATGTCTGTGCAGTAAAACAGCTTTCCTGACTGGAGCCAGACTTTCCACCCGCAGTTCGGAACATTGTGCTTGACCATATCGGGCCTGACATTACAGATGCCGTATCCGTACATGTGCCCCGGCTCCAGAACATCAATCTGCGAGACCGGCACCCCTGCATCCACCAGCGGCTTGCACAGCCATGCACAGCACGCAAAGCGGAGTGTGGGGCGTTTTTCCGCTAAAAGCCGGAGCGTTGTCGGCTGGAAGTGGTCACCATGAATGTGAGTGAGCAGAACCAACTTCAACGCCCGGTATACTTTCGACAGCGCCTTGAACGAAACGCCGCAGTCAATCAGGATTTTTTGGTCAATCACCACCGCATTGCCTTTACTGCCAGTTGCGATGATGTTGTAGTCGATCATAACGAGCTGAGGTCAACCACCGGCTCGGCGGCCGTGGGTTTGCTCTGAGCAATGTCCACATGGGGCAATGCCTGCCCATCGCCCACCTCAGGCTTCCCGGTATGCAGTTCCGGCTGTTCGGATGCGTCGGGCATCGGTTCCGGCTCAGTGACGATCTCGTTGTTGTCGGCCACCGTTGCCACGGCATCGTCGCTCTCCATGGCTTTCGTCATTTCGATGCTCATAACACCCCAGCGGGAAATAAGCTGACGAAGCAGGGTCTTCTTTGCCATGTCATCAAAGTTTTTGTACCAGAACGAGGAGTACTTCCACATCTCGCTCTCCGGGACTTTGCCCGCCATCAGGTCTTCATAGCTCTTGCGGCTGAAAGCCTTGGAATAAGTATCAGCGTGGGTCATCATCTTCTCTTTCGACCAATACAGCGCCTTGCGGAAGCCGTTGAGGTACTCGAAGTAGGCCATATAGCCTACCGTGGGCAGTGCATCCCGCTGATCGTCGTCCTCAATGAACTGGAACTTGGCCTTGCCGGTCGTGGAGTCTTTGCCGAGGTACTCACCCTCTTTGATCTCCATCACGTCAAGCTCCCTGTACTGGCCGCTGCGCAGGGCCAGCTGGATATAGCCCTTATAGCCCAAAACAAAGGTAGCCGTGACGCTCTCCGGGCGAATCATCCTGCCGCTGCGGTCATACTTGGCTTTCTGCTTGAAAGGCACAAGGTAGTACTGCCCCAGCTGAGGGGACGGGCTGAGGTTCAGGCTTTCGCCCAGCAGGGCACCGGCAAGAATCGTGCCGGCATCGCATTCCTGCAGGGCGGGGTTGACGGCCACCGCCGAGGTGATGCTGGCCGTAAAGCGGCGGGCGCGGGCAGGGTCGCGCAGAGTGTTGGAGATCAAGGACTGGTAGCCCTTGGTGGTGATTGCCACGGAGAACTTGGGTTTCTGCTGTACCTGCATCTGATTATAAGTTGCCATATTCAATACCTTCCTTTTCCAGATAATTCTTCAAACCGATCAGCTG